CATCCACCGAAAATTTCGATGGCATCATGGCTGCGGTCCCTGTGGGACTTAAGCCTGGATCCTCAACAGGATCCCTGCCTCCTGATGTGGCTAAACATCAGAAGAAGCGAGTACGGCGTAAGCAAAAGCATGCGCCAATAATCGCGGACTCTTTCCCGGGAGATCCAAAAGTCTCTCGGGAAGGTTTCTGGGACGGGGAGATGAGGTTCGGTACTTTTTACTTTGCCTATGGCCAAGTATTACTACCGATCCCACGACGGCCTGGCATTGCACGACCGTCTCACTCCTCTCTTTACGTACCCCGTCGAGGTGCTTGCGAATTGTCGCAAGTTTCGTCGGCAGAGGGGTACGGTCCTAGGGTCAGGGAAAGCTATACATTTTTGTATACCTCCTCCCAGACACCCGGGACTCTCAACGCAGGAATTCTACGCGTTATACGCGGAGAACCTTCTTAAGTATCATGCACAGAAGCAAGTGCAGGATCCTAAACACCCTGATGTACGACGATATCGGCGTAATCTCGAGGTGCTGCGTTTCATGAGAGCAACCTGGGACGCTCTGTTGATAGGTTACCAGACAGAGCGACTTTATTGCTTGACTCGGTACGGAATCTATACTCTTACCTCTGTAAAATTACAAGGTATCAATAGATTTCGTGCCCAGTTGATAGATCACCCGGTTGAAGCGGCCCAACGGCTAAAAGCCGTGGCGCAGGCCAACAGGCTCTGGTACTTTGGAGGACCAAAGCCTGCTGGGCGGCTTCTCGTGGTGTCTGAAAAGCGCTGTGCCTTGCAAGTAAGTTACATTGCAAGGGGGTTACCCCCAGCGCCCCCGGATCCATCCGGTCTCGAGGCGTTGATCGTACGTCTTACGTCCGATCCGCCGCCAGAGAGGCCGGAGTGGCGGGGCTTTGTCAGAGCGTACCTTGCCCAGTTTAGGAATCCTAAACCGTGCGAACTGTACACAATGCCCAGTCCATCCGCAGCTTTCGGGATATCCCGCAAGCTCGGAGGGCATAGCACAGGCGTGCAACACTTGGTGCTGCTCGGCTATGCTCTGACAAAGATTCATGGTATGGCTGACCCTGTTGGGAAACCCTATGGGGACCCAAGGCGGGATGACGGCTCTTGGTTAGAACTCGTCTCCCACTCGCTACATCCCGATATGGTTATCGGGATGCAGAAGTCAGGGGCAGCCGGCCTGTTTGCAGGCCGTTGGGAAGACTTGGAGAAGCAACTTCCCGACATTACCATGTTTCTTCAAGCGTATCTCCGAAAAGGTGTGTTCTACGTACTTGATAATATCAAGTACGCACCCATTGTACCTATTTCGGCCGAAGAAAAGGGTTTGAAGACGAGATTTCCCACCTGTACATTGACAGCTGTGAACCTCGTTCAACAAATCCTCAGGAGGGTCATTGATTCAATTATGATCCGTGACCCCAGATGCGCTCGTGCCTTGGGTGGCGACAGGGGGATCGATCTGGCTGGAGAGTCTGGACCTTGGTGGTCCCAAGACGCGACAGCCGCGACCGATTTTCACCCCCAGTGGCTCACCCAGACAGTGTATGAGGAACTCGCAGACATCGATGATCGTCTGCGTCCTTACACCAAATACTATAATATACTATTTGGTGCAAAGAAGATTATAATAGACAAAAGCC